GAACAGAACTTCATGTTTGGTATGTGTATGTAATATATAATAACATCTTTTATTTTTAATTCAATTTTATAGATAAAGATATACATTGAAGACAATTCTTAAAGGCGAAGACAATTCTTAAAGGCGAAGACAATTCTTAAAGCATAATATTTAAAGATATCTCTCTTAACTATAATAAGAGCACTAAGGTCTCATAATACAATAACAAATGACAATTGTGGAAGAATATTTAAATTTAACGACACAATACAAAACCGAGTATGGAGAGAAAACCATCGTCTTAATGGAAGTCGGCAGTTTTTTTGAAGTGTATGCACTAATAAATCCAGATGGTAGTTATACTGGCAGTAATATTGAAGATTTTGCAAAAATGAACGATATGGTGATTGCCAAGAAAAACATTTGTGTGGGTAAACTCCCTGTAGCAATGGCAGGTGTTGGCACAGTATATACAGATAAATATATTCAGCGATTACAAGAACACGGTTATACTATTGTTATTTATACACAGGACATTAATGGAAAGAACACCACCCGAAGTTTATCGGAAATCATCTCTCCCGGCACTTTTTTCCCGCCCGAATCAGAGAAATTGTCTAATAATATTATGTGTATTTGGTTACATAAAACAAACGCATTTCGTAAAATGCCATCACGGGTTACAATTGGAATTGCGAATATTGATATTTTCACGGGTAAAACATCATTATTTCAGTTTATGGCAAATTATAATCATAGTCCATCAACGTATGATGAATTAGAACGGTATATTTCTGCATATAGACCAAGTGAATGTATATTTATTGCTAATTTACCAGAACGTTTAATTGATGATATTATTAGTTTTGTTGGTCTAGAGAATACGAAAATACATAAGATGGATACATCGGATAAGCATAAGATGGATACATCGGATAAGCATAAGATGGATACATCGGATAAGCATAAGATTACTAACACTAAAACGCATGATGCATTGAAAAACGTTGAAAAACAAATATATCAGGCAGAAATTTTAAAACGGTTTTATCCGCATCTCTCTTCATTCCATGAAATGTTCCCTACACACTATATTGCGATTCAATCTTTTTGCTATTTATTGGATTTTGTGTATCGCCATAGTCCTAATTTGGCAAAAAAATTGGCAGACCCCGTATTTGAGAATTACACGGATCGTCTAATCTTGTCGAATCATACACTAACCCAATTAAATATTGCGGATGACGCAAGACACACTGGTAAATTTCGGTCGGTCAGTAGTTTATTGAACAACTGTGTAACAACTATGGGAAAACGCCAATTTCTTTATAATCTTCATTATCCCATCACACATGAAACCACTTTACAATCGTCGTATGATATTACAGAGCATTTAATAGAAAAGGGAGTAGAGAACCATCAAGTAATCCGCAGTAAACTAATGACTATCAGTGACCTTGAAAAATTTATGCGTAAAATGGTAACTCAAAAAATAGTCCCTAAAAATCTCTCTTCATTGGTAGATGACCTAGAAAATATTGAGAAACTAAATACATTTACACAGGAAGATACTATACTTTCTTCATATCTATCGTCTCTTACCTTACTTGGAGAAAAGGATTACCAGAATATTAAAACTTATTGTCGAACCATTATTAATGATATCTCTCGCGTATTTAATCTGGAAGAATGTCGTCAACTGTCTGATTTAAGTTCAAGCGTTTCATCAACTTCCATAATTAATAAAGGAATCAGTCCATTAATTGATGAATTGTGTAAGAAAAGTATGGACGGAAGAGAGAAGTTGGAAGCATTATGTGTGTATTTTTCTGGACTTGTTCAGCAGTATGAGAAAACACCTGCAAAAAAGACGACTTCAGCACCAACCTTAGCACCTTCTTATATTAAAATCCACGAAACTGCCAAAAACAATCCGTCATTAATTGGGACAAGTAGACGCGTAGGGTTATTAAAAACTGCCATAGCGAAAGAGTCCTCCGCTAAAGAGTCCTCCGCGAATCACCACATCACTTACTATTCCAACTACAGCGGAACAACGGAAGGGTTTACTCTTAATATCGCTGACATTGAATACACGACCGGAAGTGGCAGTAAAACAGATATGGTTGTAACTAGTAAAGAAATAAGAAAAATTATTAATGACACTGAAGAGTCGCGAACAAAATTAATACGTGAAATTCAAATGTTGTTTTGTAAATACATTTCTGAATTATCTAGATTTGAAAGAGAATTACAAAATATTATTCATTTTACAACAGAAATGGATACACTTCAATGTAAATATTATATTGCAACCAAATACAACTATTGTAAACCCAGTATTCGGGATAACAATATAGTGACATCAAACTCTTATTTATCTTTTACTGGCATCCGCCACCCGTTAATCGAGCATATACAAACAAACGAATTATATGTGACGAATGATATGGCGATTGGAGGTAGGACGAACGCAAATGGTATTTTGCTCTATGGCACAAATGCAGTAGGGAAAACAAGTTTTATAAAATCGGTTGGTATTGCGGTGATAATGGCGCAAGCAGGATTATATGTGCCATCTGAAACATTCGTCTATAAACCTTATCAAACTATTTTCACGCGAATTTTAGGGAATGATAATTTATTTAAAGGGTTGTCTACATTTGCTGTTGAAATGACGGAATTGCGGACGATTTTAACAACAGCAAATAAGCATAGTTTAGTTCTTGGTGATGAATTGTGTTCAGGAACAGAAAGTGATTCTGCCTTAAGTATTTTCACAGCAGGATTGGAAATATTACATAAAAAGGAAAGCACGTTTTTATTTGCCACACATTTTCACGAGATTGTGAATTATGAGGAAATAACCGCACTAGATAAATTGAAAATGATGCATATGGCAGTTCACTATAATAAAGAATTAAATACCCTAGTGTATGATCGAAAACTGCGCGATGGACCCGGTGAAAGCATGTATGGACTAGAAGTGTGTAAATCGCTCAATTTGCCGGAAGATTTTCTCGAACGGGCACATGATATTCGTATGAAATATAATCCAAACGGCAAGAATATGCTGTCTCTTTCAACCACGCATTTTAATGCTAAAAAAATAGTTTCTGATTGTGAAATATGCATGAAACATAAAGCAAGTGAGGTTCATCACCTACAACATCAGAAAAATGCTAGTCCAGAAAATAATTATATTGTGAATAAATCCAAACAAAGTTTCCATAAGAATCATGTGGCAAATCTAGTAAATATTTGCGAACATTGTCATAAGGAAATACACAAGGCAAATCAAGAACATAGAGTAGTAAAAACAACGAGTGGTTATAAAATTATGCCTTTATAGAATTATGCCTTTATAGAATTATGCCTTTATAGAATTATGCCTTTATAGAATTATTAATTCTCTCTTTATAATAGATTATAAATAGAAATGAAACTATCCTTCTTTAGAATAAAAAAAATATGCTTCTTATTAATGATTTTATTAATAGCAGTTATATCTTGTCTAACCTATATTAAATTAACAAATTTCTATTATAGAGAAGGATATAATAATACAACACCCGAATATAGTGGTTCAAAGGGGAGATTACACAACTATGTATATGACCGGTCCGAATATGCATCGGCAGCAGTAGAAGGCACAACAGATTACGGAATGAGACAGATAAATAAGGTTGATAAGAAAGTTGGCGGAGCGTTAGATTCTTTTCTGGATTTAATTAGTGAAAAAAAAGAAATACCACCTCAATGGAAAGATTTTTATGGCGATGGTGAAATGGCAGAAAACAATATCTATAAAGAACTGCCCGATACTTCACTTATTATAAATGACAATTGCAGCACAAAAGGGTTTTTACATAGTGACTACAAGGAAGATATTTGTTCGAAACCAGGTCAATCGCAAACAGAATTAAATGAGAAATGTAAAAAATTATCATCTTCAAACTGTAAAATACCGAGTTGCTGTGTTTTAATAAACGGAACCAAATGTTTGGCTGGAAATGCAACTGGTCCGACTTTTTTAACTGATGAAGGAAAAGACTTGGACTATAAATTCTACTATCATAGAAATAAATGTTATGGCAAATGTGATATTAGTGGAAATGCCTTATCAGAGTGCAAAAAATATCTTCATAATAGTGTTGGCATTTCCAAAGAATGTATGCTGCAAATGTTCAATAATTTTGGTTGTTCTAATCCTTCGCCAGATTACTTCATAAATGCTAGTATGGTGAAAGATCTGAGTTTATCGTCGAAAAGTTATGTAGAAAATCATATTAAAAAAGAAGTAGAAAGTATTGCAAAAGAAAGGTATAACTTAGATAATATTATAAAATGTAAGGGGAAACCGTATGTGATTGATAACTACCGAACATATAATATATTATTAATGCCAGAAACAACCGATGAAGAAATTATGGATAGATTACGCACAAAGAACGAAATTGATTTGTCGCATATTTATTCAAAATATTATGATTAGTGTCTTATTTTTATAATATGGGTATATGGATAATTAATTCTTACTATATTATAAATAATCTATTATGAAGATTAATACATTTTTAAATAAAAAATTAAATATAAAAATAAGGAATAATACAATTATTATCATAATATTAGTGGCATTATTAATAGTTTTAGGAGTTTATTGGCAGTCCAAGCGCAAGAGTATAATAGAAGGAAACTCCGTGTTTGATGCTATAAAGAATAAAACGTTAGATAATATGTCTTTTATTAATGAAGCAGTAGGCGGGACTGAAGGTGGTGATGATATTCAAAAACAAATAAAAGGATTGATGGACGATTTAGAGAAGGTAACAAAAGAAAGTGAAGACCTTTATAACAATGATAGACCGTATGCAGTTGATGAGGATAACAATCCTGCCAATTTAATTAATAGAACACCAGAAACATATCCAGGCAAAACATTTTTACTTGGTGGTAATAATAGATTTAGTGATGGATTTTGTGAAACATATGGTTCAAAACCTGATTTAGATATTCAATGCAATAAATTAACTGCAGAACATTGTAATCAAACGGACTGTTGTGTATTTTTAAATGGCAAAAAATGTGTTGCTGGTAGTAAAGATGGACCCGATACAACAATAGACACTGTTAGTGGAGGGGATATTGATTATACCTATTATTCGCATAAGAATACATGTTATGGTAGTTGTGGAGATGGAATGACAACATCGGCAAATCCTTGTTCGATATATAAAGATGATTCTTCAAAGATATCGAAAGAGTGTATAAAGCGTTATTGGAAAAACACAGTATGTGGTAAAGATGAAAATAATCCAGATTATATTAGTGACGGTTTAGTGACCGAATGGAAAGATTATAGTAGAAAGGCAATAAAAGCGAAAATTCGTGATATTGCAACCAATGAAGAAGAGTACAATAAATGCTATGGCGAAGATGAATCAAACTGGCCTGAACCCTGTATTGGAACAAGACCGACCAGTTTTGGATTATCTAAACGTTGCATGACCCATTTATTTAAAGAAACGGGTTGCACTTATGAAGGCACTATAAGTTCAGCATTTGTAGAAGAAAATAGATTAGAACCAAAATCGGCAATGCTTAATAAATTTGCAGGATATTTTAATGGAACGGATAAAGAATCAAAACAAAAATGTTATGGGTATGATGAGATTGCATGGCCGGATCCGTGCAAAGATGTGACCGACAATACGCCAATGAAAGATGTATCGGAGGTGTGTATGACAAAAACAATTCAAGACCATTTTGGTAACATATGTAACAATGGTATTAAAGAATGGTCGAACAAAGAAAAAAACTACAGTTATGAATTTTGGTCAAATCCGGCGAATAATAAAACATTTAAGGATTTAAAAGATAGTTTAAATAGCGATTTTGATGTTAATATAAGACACGATTACAAATTTAATCCAAGCAATACGATATTATGTTATGGTTCAAATCCAAACAATTGGACGAATCTGTCAGGTGTAGATTTTGAAAAAGTAGTTCCCGACCCGTGTGAAGGAGTCAGTTATTTAAATAAAAGAAACAATTATAACCCAACAAAAGTAGGGACTATTCCAGAAGAATGTCGGAGCAGATTAGCTGGACTGATAAAATCCACAACAAACATTAGTGAGGATACAGTAGACCTTCTGAAAAGTCAATTAGCAAATAAAAATGAAACTAAAGAACTAGGTTATTATCTAGGTTATATTAGTCCACTTTCTACTCTAGTTACAACTTCTTAAACGATTGCTTTACACCTTTGGACATTTAAAACGCCGACTAGTCGGCGAGTTATCGGTCACAAAGGCAACGTTACATTGGACATTTAAAATGTCCAATGGTGTAAAAAAATGATTTAAAATATCACTTTTGATTTTAAGTATTATCAAAGAATGAGCGAAATAAATAATCAAACCGAGAAGAGTGAATGTGGATTTTGTTTAAGCAAATATTGTGAATTATTGGATAAATATATTCACGATATTTTATTACGACCTGAAAATATCGTGTTAACGTACGATATTTTGGATACAGAAAAATCAAAAACAAATAAATTATTGGCATTAAAAGAAAAAATACCCAAAAGTGTTTTTCTAAACAATAACGATTAATAAAATTCTTTTTATTGTATATAAAATTGAATTAAAATATTTATAATTGGTTTTAATATAAATATAAATATATACATTATACAAGATGCTTATTCCCGTGAAATGTTTTACTTGTGGTAAAGAAATCAGCAGTTACTATCGTGCGTATGAACGCGAGGTGCGTAAAAAGAAGTTAGCAGCAGGAATTAACGACGTTGTTTATTTAACAAAAGTGAATACAGAGAAAACTGCCGAAGGGGAAGTATTAGATAGTTTAATGATTAATAAAATGTGTTGCCGTCGGCATATATTGACACACGTTGAAATTGAATAAATAAAATTTATCTTGCTTCTTGCTTCTTGCTTCTTGCTTCTTGCTTCTTGCTTCTTGCTTCTTGCTTCTTGCTTCTTGCTTCTTGCTTCTTGCGTCTTGCTTCTTGCTTCTTGCTTCTTGCTTCTTGCTTCTTGCTTCTTGCTTCTTGCTTCTTGCTTCTTGCTTTTTTTATATATAAT